CTCTGGTTGCAATGAAACCAAAAGGAACTATTGATGGAGTTATTACTGAATTTACAGATGAATACATTCGGTTTTATGTACCAAAATGGAAACGTATTCTTAAAAAGAAAAATAGCGAAAATGTTAAAGTAGGTTATGCTATTAAAGTTGATTATTTGGCACAGCCTGATAAACTCTTTTGGAAAGACCGAATTCTATTTAGAATCTCAGATATAGACTATCCGGAACAATAATTCCACGAATCAACATTCGCTGAACATTCTCTAAATTTTTAATTCCTTCCAAATCTTCGCAAATAGTCATTACTTTAGTTAGCTCTTCTACCATATTTGAAATGCTCATAACCATTCTATAGAATGTTCCTTCATAAATACCATACTCAGCACACAGTGCAGCCGCATCTTCTCCGTTTGTATATCGTTCCATAATAGTTTGATAACCTGTTTGCAAACTCCAGTAGTCATCTGTTCCTGATTTCTCAATACATTCTTTCTGGTATGATGCGATGTGATCTGGAAGTGCTGGTCCTTCTAGCTCAGTTTTTTCCTTTAGGAACATTGAGAGAAATGCAACAATTTCAGAACATTCCATATTCTCAAATGTACCTGAAAGATATTCGTTAATAAGTAGAATTGGATTTGCCTCGTTTACTTCTACAGCCAGTTGTCCTGCTTTTGTCAATTTTCCATCTTCAATAAATCCCATATGTTCCAAGAACTGTACATTTACCTGACGAATTTGGTCATAAAGGTCAAACTCTGCAAGTTGTAACTCACTTATTTTCAAATCAGTAGTCAATACATTATATTCAAATTGTTGCTTCTCAACACGGTTCCAAAGTGGCCCAACGTGACTATTATTCCATCTATCATACTCTTGTTGTGCCTTTTTACGTTCAGCATTACACGTCTGCTTGATGCGGTCTTGTAGCTTCTTTTTGATTGTAATTTCCTCAAGTACTTTGTCAGTGAATCCGAATGCTTCAATTTTTTTCTTCAAATTTACAATATCTTTTTCAACTTGTATTTTTTTAAGTTTCAGCTGCTGATACCAATATGATTGTTCAACAATTCCAGTTAAACTAGATGACATAGATTTTAGAATGAAATCATAGTGGAAATCCATCTTGCTTTGAATAGATGCTTTCTTACCAGTCATCATCTTCTCTAACTCATCTGGATATATCGGTTCATGTTCAGGAAAGTAGATTACTAATCCTTCTTTATCTTTACCACGTCTTCCTGCACGTCCAGCCATCTGAATGTATTCATCTGTGTACAAACATCTTTTAATTGTATCAAACTTTTGAAGAGCAGTAAAGACTACGGTTTTTGTAGGCATATTGATACCAACTGCAAAAGTCTCAGTAGCAAATAGAAGACGAACCAATCCCTTACTAAACAGAATTTCAATCATCTCTTTTAGAAGGGGAAGAACACCACTATGGTGATATGCGATACCTCGTTGAAGTAGCTCAATAACCTTGTGATACTGAGGTACCTTTTCCAATTCCTTGTATGTATGAAGATATCTCCGAATAATATGATGAACTTCTGCTGATTCAGATGAGTTGATCAAACTTCCTTCAACAGATTTTGCAAACTTCTCACATTTATCTCTCGAGAATACGAAGAACAAAGCAGGAAGCTGTTCACGTTCCTCTAGTAGACGAATAAGTTCATTCATCTTGTGAGTGTAACTATAGACAACAACTTTGCCCTGATCTTTTCCAATTACTTGTCCTTCATCGCGATTTGCAACTGTTTGTTTATGTGTTTTATGGTCTTTGTGTATCTGCTTTTCAGCTTGTGTCCAAATTCTATACTTTCGTTCATCAAATATATCCTTTTCATTCATCACAACAGAATATGTATTATCCTGATTTACAACTACATGTTTGAGTGGGACAATTCGGTATGTTGTTCCGATAAGATGAACCATTTTCTGCTTCAAATTACCCAACCAAGTTCCAAAGAGCTCAGGTGAATCAATTGTAGCAGATAGCAAAATCATATTCACATGTTTAGGAAGTAAAATCATCGTTTCTTCCCAGATCTTACCACGTTCTGTATTGTTAATATAGTGTACTTCATCAAAGATTACAGAATCCAGATCATCCAAATTTTGTTGCTTGAATAGCATATTACGAAGAATTTCAGTTGTCATGATTAGTACTTTCGCATCAGGACAGAACTTAATGTCACCTGTCATGATACCAACATCTCCAAACATTTCTTTCAAGTCATGAAACTTTTGGTTACTTAATGATTTAATAGGAGTTGTATAGAAAACTCGTTTACCTTTTCGTAAACTATGTGCGATTTGATATTCACCAACTAGCGTTTTACCTGAACCTGTCTTTGCTGTTACAAACACAATCTCATCTTTTGCAATTGCATTAAGTGCATGCTTCTGAAATGGATCAAGCGGAAATTTATATTCAATTGCCATATCAGATGGTAGTTCACAATCTTGATTTGGATTGATTACTTTTAGAAATGCCATTTTGATTCTCTATTCGTTAAACTACTCAAATTCATTTTAAACTAAACTACTAAATGACAACACTATTGCAAGATTACCAAAACAAGTGTTACACTCCTGCTGATATCAACGAACATCTTCCTATTTTACTCGCATACACAAAACAATGCGATTCTGTTGTAGAATGTGGTGTTCGTAGTATAGTAAGCTCATACGCATTTGCATCTGGGCTTGTTGGAAATCCAAAGAATGTATATTCTTTAATTGATCCCTTTAAAGATGATCAAATTGATCCATTCATTACAAAATGTAAAACTGAAGGTGTTAATGCAACATTCTATCAAGCAAGTGATCTTGATGTTCCACTTATACAAACTGATCTTCTTTTTATTGATACTTGGCATATTTATGGTCATCTAAAACGTGAACTTAATTACTGGAATTCTTCTGTAAAAAAGTTTATTATACTTCATGATACTACTGTTGATGAGTGGCATGGAGAAACAATTCGTCTTGGATGGGATCCTGTTCAGCAAAGTAAGGATACCGGAATTCCAGTAGAAGAAATTACCAAAGGATTATGGCCTGCTGTTGAAGAGTTTCTACAAAATCATCCCGAATGGAAAATTGATCTTCGTCTTGTAAACAATCACGGACTTACAATTCTAAAACGTATCAATTAGAATTAATATGCAAAAAGTAATTTTTATCATTTTTATGTTTTTTACCAGTGAAAGATCTCTTTACATAGATCATCACCGAGTTCGTTTTCGTCATCTTGTGCCAATTCCTCTATGATTTGGCGTAACTGTGTATCGTGTAGAAATCCAGATCGCACAATGCGTTCCTTGTTTTTAATTACCTTATCCCTCTCCCTACGAAGGATCCAATTTGTTAGAACCTTCACAGTGAAATTTTTCTCAGCCATTTTAGTATCTATTACAATCATTCTATGTGATTTTTATAATTCCGTTTTGCTCTCTTGCTCAGCAATACGTCGTTTCATAGTTGTATGGCGCTTTACAGAAACAATGCGACCTGCAGCATTCTTAAGAAGGTCTTCTTTGCGTAGACCACCAACTGTTTTCTCAGCAGTTCCGTTGAACACTTTTCGTCGTGATCCAATGATGCGTTGTGTTTTATGATTTGGCATTTTGTATTACTTCTTGTCAATACTTTAATGTGAGTTTTCTAATTTAAATGTTTCCGAATGATATTCGGTTAAGTTGTATTTTTAATATAATTTTATATGGTAAATGAAATCATTGGTCTGTCTTTTAATTCTTCCAGAATTTAAAAATAATGATCACATTGAACGTTGGAATACAAATATAGAGTGGGCACGTAAAGCATATATTAATTCAGATATAGTAGATGTAGATATTGAAAAACGTTGGGCTATTGGATATTTAGCATGGAGAAAGTTATTACAACATAATACAAATCCTAATATAAAAGTATTCTTTGTGAGAACTGATTATAGACTAGAATTTGGAACGCATACAATTGAAAACGATATTATAAGTGTTGGTTTTAATAAGAATTATGGTCATATTATATATAAAACATTAACAGCTTTCAAATTATTAAGCAATTTTGATTTTGTGGTTCGTGGTAATATAAATACAATAGTGGATATTTATACGTTATATGATTATTTACAACCTATAAGAACAGATAACGTGTTTACTTCACCATTTTGGGAAGGAGGAGATTATACATTTGGTTATTTTATGTTATTTAGCAAAGATGTCATTGAATATTTAAATTCAACAAAAATAGAGGATACTAATAGACTTTTTACTGAAGATACTGCCGATGATTATGAAATTTCACGAATCGTTTTAAAGAAGTATTCCCATACTATGTTATCTGGATGTGATGCTCCATGGAAAAATACCTATGATCCAAAACCAGAAATTACAAAAATAAATAAGTGTGGTATACGTTTTTTGGATACAGAAGTTTCTACAGAAGTAATAAAATCAATCAGAGAATCTCCAGATTCTATTTTTTTATACAGACTTAAATCATTATCCGATAACAAATACATTTCAACATATAAGTGTTTAGTTAAACGTATTTGGAATAAAATAGTTAAAGCTCGTTACAATGATTTAGTAATATATAATGAATCTGGCTACAAAGTTCCTCACTTAGAGTATGAGCGCGATGAACAACTTTTAGTATCTCAATACATTTCACCTTCAGATGTAGTTTTAGAACTTGGAGCACGTTATGGTTCAGTATCTTGCATTATAAATAAAATTTTAACTAATAAGAAAAATCAGGTATCAGTTGAACCTGATTCAACCGTATGGGATGTACTTGAACGAAATAAGAATGAAAATAAATGTGATTTTATGATTTACAAAGGTATAATTTCTTCTAAAAATTATGATCTCAAATTAAATGGTTATGGATCTACAGTTGATATAACAAACACGATTACAAATATGAATACAATTCATGTACCTAATATTTCACTAGATGAACTTCAAAAAGTAACTGGATTAACATTTAATGTTCTTGTTGCAGACTGTGAGGGATTTTTAGAAACATTTTTAAATGAAAATGAGATATTGTATAAACAGTTAAATCTAATTATTTTTGAATGTGACAGAGGAGATGTTTGTAATTATCCTTACATAAAGGCAAAATTAATTACAAACGGATTTGTTTGTCTAGAAAATGATTTTCAATGCGTGTTTAAGAAATAAAGCTGAATGATTCAATTTTAGGTTTAAAAATATCCCAACGTAACATACTTTTTGTAACTTTTAGGTGAGCTATTTTATAATCATTGATTCCCATGCTTATTAAGAAAGTTTGAGAATCTAATGCAATGGCTCCACATGGATATACTACATTATCTTGCAAGTATAAGTTTTCCGAAACATAAGAAGGTATACCCATTAATACTGGATGATTTACCATTTTAATAACTTTAAATGGATATACATTTTTTGTTAAATATCCACCAATAATATATACATTTCTGTTATCTCCAATTGTTGTATTCATTTTTTTTACAGAATGAAAAAACCAAATTAATGAAGATTCATCATATTGTATAGGCGGACAGCCTCCACGCACACCACCATATGGCCATGTAACAGAGTAATTATCTTTAAAAATGTTTATACATTCTAAAGATATTCCAGTATCGCGGTATTCCATAAATGTTCTTGGACTTTCGTTATATAGTACAAAAAGTCGTTGGTTGTCTACACACATAATCCAGTTTTTTTCTCGTCCATCGTTAAAATTAGGAATAAACTTTTTTGGAGGAGACTTTAAAAAATGCGAATATATTGTTTTACATGTATCTAAATGTAGTTTGGCAACACCAACAGCTAATCCGTCGGTATAACATAAAAACCAGCTATTATTATATTCAATCACACGGGGATCTTCAACATGTTCATTATTTTTATAGATGTAACTTTTTGATACAAACTCATCATCACTATTGCCCTTGTATGTATACAGTATTTCACGCGGTTTATTTGTATGGCCTGCTTTATAACTTTCAGCCCAATCTGAAAATGCATCTATATACTTATTTGTTTCTGGAATTACCTTCAAATCTAATGTCAATAAACATGTGGCAATACGATCACTAACAGATTTTGGATTCTTACTGCATCTATAAAATAATCGGTATATATCTTTATATTTACAAATGCATGAGTTAAAATAGTATAAATTGATATTTGGATCAATAAGAGTATTTGTATCTATGTATTGTAATGTTGAATAATCACATAATGATCTAGGATATTCTGAATTTGCAACAATTTTATTCGGAAATATGGGGGGTTCTTCCGATGTCTTTTCTATTTTTTCTTCTTTTTTTGATTTTAATTGCTCACTCAAAACTTTTAATTTATTCGAAAACAAAGTAGTCATTATTACTAATGTTTTATATATGAAATTCTGAATAGAAACTCATATATAGATTTTTATTTTAAATTTAGTTAAACTATACTATAACAATTATTACCAAACTAGCAACAATCTTACGCTTAGTTGCTGTAGGCGAGGCCACCCATGCCGCTCATGACGCGGAGAACGTTGTAGTTGAGCGCATAAACGCGGACCTGGGCCGTGCGGGCACCCGTAACCGTGTTGAGTGACACCGTGAGCTGGAGTGTAGCCTTGTCAATACGGGAGAAGTTGCAAGTGCCTGAAGGCTGGTGCTCCTCGGGGCGTAGAGCGAAGCTGTACACGTTGATACCCGTAGACGGTGTGCGGCAGTGGTGCTGGAAGGGCTGCACCTTGTCAAAGTAAGAGCCCTCACGCTCAGTGAATCGGTCCTGGCCGTTGAGCTGGAGCTTGGCAACCTCAACAGGGTTCTTACCCTCGCAGCGGATACCAGAGTCAAGCACGACCTTGGCGAGGAGGTAGTTGACACCAGATTCGAACTCAGAAGAGCCAGAAAGATCAACTTCCTCAGCACCAAGTAAGCTCGCCGGTTGCGTGTTACCCTGTCCGAGTAGAGCTGATGCAGCCGAGGGAGCACGGTCAGCAGCTGCAGCCGCATTGCCGCTTGACTGAGAGAGGAGAGACATGATGATACCATCCGTGCTGAAGTCATCAGAGTAGTTGAAAGGCTGAGGGCCACCGACTGACTCAATCCAGGCAGGGTTGGAGCAGTCAACGAATGAGTCACGCTGGACGACCCACTGGAGTTCCTTAACGGGGTGGTTAAAGTTGAGCTGGAGCTTGTTGGATGATGATGTGATGGACTCAGCACCCGTGTACTGCACCTGCTCAATGAGGTACTCGTGGGACTGCTGGGCAAATCGGCGACGCTCCTCAGTATCAAGGTAGACATAGTCAACATAGAGGGAGGCAGCGGCGAGGGACTGGGCAGGCGCAGCAGCAGCTACACCAACAGCTGTCTCAGCATACTGGCAGTTCTGCCATGTCTCAAAGTCAACGTTGATGCGAACCTCGTGGTACTGGAGGGCAATAAGAGGGATAGCAAGACCAGGGTTGCGGCAGAACCAGAACTGGAGAGGAATGTACAAGGTCTTGGCAGGGGTACCCTTGCGCGGCACGCAAGAGATGGTGGTCTCAGAAGCAGAGCAAGTTGCGTCTAAGTTTAGACCAGTTGAGCGCTTCATGAGAACTAGGTCGTGTGTGTTACCAATGATGGACTCAAGGGCGCGAACTGAGCCAGCCTCAACTGTGAGCTGAGTCCAGATCTGCATCCAGTCGCCGTACTGGCGGTCAATGCGCTGGCCACCAATCTCGAGCTCAACCTGCTTGAGAAGACGGTGACCGATGTAGTTGAGCCAGCGGAAGCCAGATGTGGCGCCATAAGAAGCGCCGAACGTACCAGATGTGGCTGTTAGGTCAATCTGCGGGAGAACGACCTGAACGTATGTCTTGTACATTAAATCAGCATTACGGTTGATAACTGCAGTTACACGCTTGTTGAAGTCGGCCTGACCGTTAAACGTCACCTCAATGGACTCCACGGCGAAGTTCGTGTGACGCTTGTATAAGATCTTCCAGAAAGTGATCTGCGGGTTACCGCTGATATAGATATCCTGAGCACCATAGCTGACGAGCTGCATTAAACCACCACCCATATTATGTTTATGTTTTACATCAAGAAAAAAAATTTGTAAGAATAAATGGACCTGTGGTTTTTGCCGACTGCGAACCCTTTACTCAACACATTTTTGCGTTCAATTGTGGTTATTTTAATTATGATTTTTGGTTTTAAAACTACATGGTATTCTGCCTATTGGGGCGCAATAATACATGATGTAATTTCGTTAGTGCTGATTCGCGATTTAGTGTAAAATGGAATTAAAAAGATTATTACATTGATACGGTAAAAACAAAATGACACTCTACCGAATTGCGTGGATGTTTAATAAGAATGGATGCATTAGCGGAAATGGTGAATACTGTCTTACGCTGGAGAATGCTATCGATATAGTTAAATTTTATAACTCTGAATATTGTGGTGAGATCACTCACTGGTTTGAAGCCCAGCCGGAGGTAGGCAAGTAAACTAACTGTTTAGTTTTTTTACTTGCCTCCTCTGGGGATTGAACCCAGGACCTACAGCTTACAAAGCTGGTGCTCTACCACTGAGCTAAGAAGGCGTACTTTATATGAACAAAAAATGTTTAAATGGTTATACATTATCCATAACGACTGCGCATTTCGGAATACGTCATGGGAACATCACTAAACTTTGCAATACTCTGTACCTGCTCAGCAAGTGTCATATTACCGTGTGTCTGCGCAAGCATCTGCTCGCGAGTTGCTCCAACTACCTTCTCCGGCAGTTCAACATTAAGCACCTTAGCTAGACCATTTACAAACTCTGCAGCACCACCTGTATTTGCCCGATTGTGAATCGGACTGGGTGGGCGTGGAATAGGAGTAGGTGCACGTGGAGGCACTTTAGGACCACCATTCATCATGTCAACATACGCATCAAATCCATTCTTTGCAATATACTCTACATGACGCATTGTCCATCCAAATGATGCACCTGAATGACCATTATACTCAATCTTCTTATTAATAAGACTCATCTCCATATCAGTACAGAACATAAATCCATCCTTACCTGGAGTTGTCGGCTTAGCCATATAGTCCCACATCTCTGTGCGGGTTACAGCATTAATAGCATCCTGAATCATCTCCTTCTCATTATCAGTCATACGAGTGCAACGAGATAGATCCATGGTAACTTTTGATATCTAAAAATTTAAGAATAAACAATCCATTTTTATCATTTACCAGTAGATCCAAATCCACCATCGCCACGATTGTCAACAGCAGCAGGTAGTTCTGCAAGACTATCAACTAGAATAATCTCTTCCCAAGGCAACCAATTATGCTGAACAATTTGGAAAAGTCGCTGACCAAATCCAACAACCCAATTTTTACTCTCATTGCCCATAATATCAACACGCGCAATTAGCTCACCACGGTATCCCATATCTGCTAGTCCAAGCTGATTTGACATACGAAAAGGAGTTAGACTCGTTGAAGAACGAGCAAGTAGAAGATAAGGTGCAGGCTTTCCATCAGCCGTCAATGCAGCACAGTGAATTCCTAGTTTCATTTCAAGACCAAAACGTTCAAGATTAGATTCAGGCCAAGACCATACAGGTGATAGAATGTCACAACCAGAATCAGTAGGGCGTCGCTTTTTTAGATGTTCAAAAGACATCTCGCGAAGCTTTTCATCTTTGATATAGATATATAGGCTCATTTGTTACCTATTCTATGCTTTATCCATGAAAACCTTAAGCGGTTGAAAACTTACAACAATACAAGCAACAGCTATAAATTGAGCGGCTATTATATATAAGGTCTCTGTTAAGGGTATTCTTCCTAGAAAATAAGAAGCTGTAGCGGACAATGGTGAGAAATAGATTGCATCAACAGGACCTCCAATCATATAAATTGAA